TCCGGACATTCTCGCGCAGAAGCTCTTTCTACGTTTTGCAGCTTTAGAACCTGCTTTTAATTTTGATGGTTTAGTGGTTACTGCTGTTTTTAATTTTGATCCCGGATTCGCTGCTCTATAAGATGCAACGCCTTTTCGGTTCAGGCCTCCGGATGCAGACTTACCTTCTTTTCTTTGCCATGCAGGAGATTTACTTCCTCTAGCTAATTCAACTCTACCGCCTGTTGGATAAGGTACTTTTGATTCTAGTTGATTATAAATTTTAGATGTGCCTTTTTGAAATTGTTTTCTAAACATTATTTTCTCCCAAATGTTCTTACGTTAGTTGGCTTAGGGCCAGTGTTCTGGGCTTGGCGCTTTCGTCTGACAGCACTCGCCTTTTGCGACTTTGTCATCCGTGTGGCTTTTGCAAGTGGGACGCATTTTGGATATTTCCTCTTGCTGCCCTTCGATCTTCCGCACGGTTGATACTTCCCGTCCTTCTTTGGTGCTCCGATGTCTACCCATTTTTCCGCTACCCATTTTCTCAAACCACCTTCTGCAAAATTTCTACGCACAACTTACTCTTTTTTTTCTAGCCATGCCAGCCATTAAACCACCATCAGCAGCTTTTTTTCTTTTACCACCTGGTGTTACTTTGCCTGAGCAAACTGCAGAAGCGTACATGTTAGCATATGCCGATGGATATACTTTAAATTTTCTTTTCGCTGCTGCTTTTCCTCTTGGACAAAGTTTTGCCATTATCTTTTGCCCTTCATCGCCATTGCCATCATAGATGGTTTTTTTTCTTTTTTCTTTTTTGATTTTAACATTTTAAAATCTTCACCGGTAATTTTACCATCTCCATCAACGTCTAATTTTTTCCGACCACCTTTTAAAGGTGTTCCATTACTAAAATATCTTCTCATTATTTTTTACTCCCGTTAGTTTTAATTAAATCTGTTGCTTTAATTCCATAAATCGCTGCAACGACACTTACCCAAAGTGAAACTATCCACCAGGGCATTTCCTGAAGCTTTTGAAAATATAAATCTAGTTTAGCTTGTATCTCTTCGTCTTCAGCAAATACGGAATAAAATAAAATAGCCAGAGGGGATGTCAATACTAAAAGTACGAATTCGTCCTTCCAGTCGCCTTTTTGATTTTGAGCAATCTGTCCACTGTACTCAATCTCTCCGCGTTTCATCTTTTCAGCATGCACGATTCGTGCCTCTGACATTATGATCTCAGATTTTTTCTTGTTCTGATAAATTTCGGCACCTGTTTTAAGCGCAGTGCCTATAAGACTCCACGGAAACATGGTGTTAGATCCACTTAGCTTTTTTAGATTTCTCTTTTAGCATTCTTTTAGTTCCTCTTACTTCAACTTCTTCAGGAACTGCGATTGCATTATATGATCTATCAGCAGTTGTTTTTGATCTTGGGTCAATTTCAATATTCATTTTGTCTTCTGATGGAATATCTACAATTTTTCCACAAATATCATTATACTTTTTCATCTTATCTCCTTGTTTTTGATTTTCCAGCCTCGGATAAAGCAATCGCAATAGCTTGTTTACGCGATTTAACTTTTTTCTTTGACTTACCTATAGGTAATTCACCTTTTTTGAATTCCCTCATCACCTTTTTAACCTTTTTTTCTGATTTTGTCATTTTTTTTCTCATATTAATAATTGCCTCCACGCATTATTTTTATATTTGGCATCATATCCTTAGCATTTGGGATAGTTTTGCTTAAAATTGTTTTTTGAATAGAAGTATCTGCTCTTAAATTTGCTAATTGTTCATTCTGTTCAAGTTTTTCGTCTTGATTTGATTGATTCATCATAGCTTTCATCTTATCTAGATTAATTCTCTCTTCAGCTTCTTCTTTTTTACGTTCATTCTCCATTGCTTTAAGATCTAATTCTCTTGCTCTTAATTTAGCAATTGGATCATTGTCAAATTGTGAAGTAATTTTCTTTTCTTCGTTCATAAACTCTTCCATCATCTCAGCGATTAAAACAGCTTTTCTAGATTCAATTTTTTCTGTTAACATTTTTACTTGCATCTGCATCTGTTGAGCCATTTGTGGATTCTGTTGCATCATCATTTGCATTTGTTGTAATTGCACTAACTCATCTCTAAATTCTACTTCAACTTGTTCTTGAGCCATTAAAGAAATGTGTTCAAAAATATTTTTTTCTAATGATGCCATTACCATTGGATTGTTTCTAGCAATGTTAGTTGCCATAAAATTTAAATGTGCAGTCATATGTGCTCTATGATCTTGACCAGGGAACGCTTGAAAAGACTGACCACCTAAAGCATCAATATGTTCTAACGCTGGATCTTTAGGCATTGGTTGTTGTGGTTTAACTAAAACTTGATCAATGTTTTTTATACCTAATGCTTCATACATATTTCTATATGCAGCATACATGTTGTGCATCTGTGGATTAGATTGTGCCAGCTGCAATTCCGTTTGCGCAAGTGAGATACGCTGTGTTTGAGAAAATATGTTAGGGTCGGCAACTGGCAATATATCTACTCTATCATCAAAGTCTGCTTGTTTAATCATTCTTTGACCCCCAACGACATCATACGGATATTCTTGTGGTAGATATAATTTGAATACTCTAGCCATAATTCTAAATTCATTTTTAAGAGCTGAGTAAATTCTTTTGTGTATAGCAGACATAGTTCTTGAACCACGTTCTAATAATGCAACTGTTGTTCCAACTGCTGCTTGTTGATTGCCATCACCAACTTGTAAATCTGCAATAGATGCAAATCTTTGACCTGCTTGAACTACAATACCCATCAAACTTAATAACGTTTGAGAAGGTTCTTTAAATGGTAACATCATAAATGAATCTCTTAAATTTCCACCAGGAGCATCTACATCTCTAAACTCTCCAGGTTGAATAGACTGTGCATCATCTCTAATTCTAATACCACGCATTTTAAATCCAGCAGGTAAATTAGATAAAGTTCCAGCATCCAATAATTGTCTTAATGCAGAAGTTGCAGTTCTTGATAATCCACCAATCATATGGATTAAACCAAAACCATAAAAACCTAAACCTGGTAAAAATTTAAAGTGAACAAAGTATTGTATTTTACTTTTCTTTGTATCTCCAATTTCATAGTTTCTTTTAATAGATAAAATCTCACGTGATCCTTCTTCTAAAGTTACAATGTAAGGAATCTTAATTTCTGATGGTTCACCTGTCTCTTCATTTTTATCTTCAAAACCTTCTAGGTCTAAATCAATATGACATTCTAATAGTGTATAGACATCTTCATTTCCAGTTTTCTGTGTGCCTTCTAATTCTCTCTCTTTTTTCTCAACATCAGTTTCATTATCTTCGCTACCAGTTAATTCAATATCTCTATAAAAACCTGCGACCTGTTGTTTTCTTAAATCATTTTCTGAAATTTTTATTCGATGAATAATTGCTTCCGCATCATCTAATGAGGTAGCTGTGTACGGAACAATTAAATCATCTGCTGGAACAAATTTAGAAACTGCTCTTTGTTCCATTTCGTCATAGTAAACTTTTTTAAAAGCAGAACCTGCTAATGGTAAATTAAATAACATCTGATCAAACTCAGGTTCATACTCTTTCATCTTTTCCATAATTTCATAGTTCATGAAATCTTTTACTCTTTCAGCTTGTTGAGTTTTTTCTGGAGTAGAGATACCTATTGTTTGAGTTCTAACAGGACCATCTGCCGGTAATAATTCTTTATACGCTAATGCTTGAAACTGAGTAACTGCTTCTGCTAAAACTGGATGCGTTGCACCAGATGCACCTTGAAACGGTTCTGTTCTTTGATCGTATTTGAAACCTAATAAATCTAAACCTTGAGTATAAGTTTTTTCCCATTCTTTTCTTGAAGAAGTATAATCCATATACTTCGAACTTAAATCTGATGCTAATCTTCCAAGTACATCATCGGGTAAAAATTCTGCTAAGTTTGCATAATGCTCATCTCCACCTTCAGGTGAAGCAGCAGCTGGATCTAAATTAATATCAACGGAGCCATCTTCATTCTCAACGACTTCTACATCATCTGGCGACTCTTGTTCTCTAGAAACTTTTTCTTCTAAAATTTCTTGAATCTGTTCTTCACCAGGTATTTCAAATTCTTTTCTTGGCTCGTTTGGAAGAGCCTTGTCTATATTGTCTTCTGCCATTTATTTTCTCCGTATGTTCGATAGTATTAACAGTATTATAAGAAATATTCAAGCCTTGACTCTGGGGCCCGGATTCCGGGGGCACAGTAGTGGTTAATCTTCTAACCATTTTCTAATTCTTTCACTGCTATTTTAACTGCATCTCCAAAAGTTTCTCCGTCGTCCATTAACTCTTCAACTCTTTTTCTAAGCTCCACTGTATCTGGTGAACCTTCACTATATCCTATTCTGCCACCTTTTGCCATTTTAGGAAAGTACTTTTCAGCAAATGTATCTATATCCATACCAGTGCCTTCTTGGCCACCTGCTTCTGCATACATTTTAAATACCATTGCATTATATTTAGTATCACCACCTTTTAAAAAACCAATTCGTCCACCATCAGCATATTTATTAAGCTCATCTTCATATTTTTTTATCTTCTCAGTTGCCATGATTCCGGCGTCACCGAATAATGGTTTAACAATACTCATATATTCTTCTTTTGAAATCTCTCCATTGTCAAAAGCTTTTCTAGAATACTGACCTACTAGATCAACATATGTTTTTGGGGAAAATGTTTTTGCAGCTTGTGGGGTATTTAAAACATCTAAAATTTTAGAATAGTTTTTTGGCTTAGGTTTTGGAGTCATTACAGTACTCCTGCAATACCGCCTTTAGCTCTTTTTGCTTTATCTTGTTCTGCTTTTTTAAGCAACTTCTTAAGTTCTTCCATAGATATATTTCTTTGAGATGGTGGATAATTTTGTGGATTATATTTTCTATCTAACTGTTCAGCTTTAATATTGTAATATTCTTCTTCACCTTTTTTATCTACAACATCCATAACACTACCAGCGTTAGCATATTGCATTCGGCCACCATTCATAGCCACTTGTCTATCTTGTTCCATTTTCTTTTTAGAAAGATAATCATTAAGGAAATCATCGAAAGTTACATCTGGACCCAGTATGCCTTTTTCTTTTAAATCTTGGAACTGTCTAATAACTGACATTCCTTCTAAATCTAATTCTTCTAATTTAGTTTCTGATGCAAGTTTAATAGAAGGTGCACCTCTATCTAGAGATTTAATACCACCCATATCATCATATTCCTCTGGATCTGGTAAATCTAAATCTTCTACAATCTCGCCAGATTCGATAGCTCTAAGCATATCTCGTAATTTTATATCGTCTTCTTTTGCCATAATATTTTAATAATACACTTTTTGAGTTCTCTGTAAAGGCTCATCTTGATAATCTTCTGGGTGAGCAATTAAGCCGCCTTGTCTGAATCTCATTACTGCTTGAGTCATAGAATCCACTAAATCGTCATGATCTCCATAAGGAAATGCTGCACATTCTTCAATAACCTCTTGTGCAAATTCCATTTCCGTTGGTGCATAGATTCTACCAGATTCAAATAATGGGGATACAGAATTAACTCTAGTATGTTTATCATTACCACGTGACGGACTAAAACTAATTACTGGAATTCCAGCTTTTCTTAATTCATAAGTTAAAGGGAGCCCGGATGCTTTGCTCTCTACGATAACTGTTTCCGGTTGCCAGTAGCCATATTGATCTAAAGCAATACGCCTTAACTCAGGAAACTCATACCGACCTTTAATTGCATCTACTAACATTAAACATGGACCACTATCTTCAGTTGGATGAAATACTCCCCAAGTAGTAATAGCAGAATAATCAGCAGTTTCTTTTTTCATAAATGCAGTATCATAAGATTGTATAACATGTTGTAATGCAGGTAGTTCTCCATCCCAGGGTTGCCACCATTCTCTTTTAATCAATGCTCCTTCTTCACCAGTTGGGTTCTGCATGTATTGTGCATTCCATTTTGACAATGGGATAGAAGCTCTAACTGATTCTAAATCTTTTATGTTCCAGTATTCAGGCCACAGGGGTTTACCGCTTGGCATGATAGCAGGAAATTGAATTACTTCCCATTGATCCGCTTTAGGTTCTTTTTGTGCTTTAATTAATCTACCCGATAAATCTTTTTCATTCCATCTTGTCATTACAATAATAATTGTTCCACCAGGTTGAAGACGTTGTCTAGGTCCTGATGTATACCATTCATAAGTTCTGTCTAATGCTTGTGCATTCATTGCATCTTGTTCAGTGTGTGGGTCGTCAATGATTAATAGATCGGCACCCCGTCCAGTGATTGCAGAGCCAACACCAGCAGCATAATATTCTCCACCTTGTTGTGTTTCCCATTTACCAGCAGCCTGTGAGTCTTCTTTGAGTCTTGTGTCAAAGACTTCTTTGTATTCAGGTGAATCCATAAGTTGTTTTGCTTTACGACCAAATCGTACAGAGAGTTCTGTGGTGTTAGTAGATTGGATAATTTTTAATTTTGGATTTCTTCCAACCATCCATGCAGGCAATAGATAAGATGCAAATTCAGATTTAGTATGTCTAGGTGCCATGTTAATGATTACACGTTTTGTTTTACCTTCAGCTATCTGATTAAATTTTTCTGCAACTTCTTTATGATGTTTACCTTCAACAAAATCTGGCCACACGTGTTTAACGAAAGCCATAAAATCACTTCTAATATCTTTTTGTTTTTTCTTTTCTTTCCACTTAGACATATAAATAGCTAGTTGTCTTTTTACATCAGGTGGTAATTTCTCAAACTTTTTTAATTTATCTATATCCATAAAAGTGCATTCGAAAAAAATTTCTAAAAAATTTTTTCAGATATGTTTTAAACAAAGCAAAAGTATTTTATCC